TAACCGTAGAGCAAACAAGACGTTTGATCTGCAATACACAGAGATGGTCCAACAGGAGAACTAAAATGACATTCACTTACCTAGTTGAAAATTACGAAAGTCAAGCCGTTTCCGTGGGTTCTTTTATTTTACATGCCGAATTGTCGGGAGAACTCAAAATGTTCGCTGCACGGGTGGGGAAACTTTTCCCCCGTGCCAAGTTCAGTATTTATGTTAGATACGGGTACAATAACTTATTGGTGTACCACCCGAATAAACCGCTGTGTATGGGGTGGATCGGTTATGGCGACTACACCAACTCAGATACAGCTTCTGGGTATAAGTATGTTGTGTTTTCCGAAAACATAACAAACTGTCAGTACGCGTCACACTCATGGCAGCGGCACCTAATGTCATCAGGCAATTTAAATCAGGCAGTTAAGAACGTCAGCAGACACCTACGAGACTACTCTGTGGAAAACGTAGCCAAATCACTGTCGAGGGAAGTAAGAAGCGAATGGCATAAGGAATACAACGACAGTAGGAATGAGATATCTATGGCGTTCAATGCCCTACGTTATGACGATGATTTGCGTGATGAACTTATTCGGCTACATGCCGCGGACCATATGTTCATTACTGAAAAGCTGCAACGTAAGGTAGATGAACTCGCCGCTGCGCATGATACGGAGCGCGACGCCTCTAAATACAGACTAAATCGTGTGTCGATGGTCTGTGTTACCTCTACTCTACGTGGTGAACAAGTTTTCGAGGTATGCACGGTACCAAATATCCTAGGGTTCGACGGTCATGGAAATAAATTCATAGCGGAACAAACATACACCGAAAACGAATTACCAGAAGATTTGAGGGATAAGCTGGGCGTTCTCAATATTACCGAGAAGCAACAGTTCGTGCCGGGTGTGGGATATAAACTCACAGATGGTATACTGTTTGTAGCACGGGGAGAAGTTGCTCAGTGACCGAATACTTTGACCATAAGATATGCAGGGTGTTAGTTCGTANTGACGGCACCGTGTGTATCTTATGTGTTGGGGGNATAGACGCTCCTGACATTAGTGGCGCTTATTCGGGGGTTAACGATCTACCCGGTTGGGTGCAGGATAAACTCGCGGTACTTATGATCTGTGACCCTACACCACCGACAAAACAAGTAAGTGGTGTGGGTAGACGCATCAACACCAACACATTCTGGATAGATGTTGATGGGACAATACCGCCCGATGTCAGGGTTGGCATTGGTAACTTTAATAAACTACAAAAGCTAACTTTTGGTCACGACCAAGATGAAGCTGATGCTAGGGTTGGCATTAGTAAGTTTTAAATAGTCGATACCAGTTTCTACTAAACATTGGAGATAGCTATGAGTCAGAAAACCAAACCGCTTTCAGATTTTACAGTCTGCCCTTGGTGTGGGGCGCACACAAGATTGGAATACATACACGGTCACTATGCGTGTATGGCTTGCCATAGACCTGTAGTCGATTGCTGCAATGGGGAGGAAGCAGCGTGTAGTACGGAGGAAGAAAATGCAACTACACACAACCGATGAGGCTTTCGATAAGGCTCACGAATTGGTTTCTGGTAAGAAATCCAACATCACTGTAAAGCGGTCTATGTTTATGAACCTACTGATGGATCATTCCTCAATGGTAGGGAAGTTACAGGACCACGGAGAAAAATTAGAAAAAGGGCGGCGTGCTGAATGAACGATCACAATACCGATATTGCAGACGACACCTACCGGAATTATTACGCGTGCGCGTGCGGCCACGCGTGGTCTGACGATTATTCGTGCAAAATCGGTGATCGGTGCCCGAGTTGTGGCACGGCTACGGAGCCGCACACGTCAGAAATATTGATGACAGAACCGGAATGGAGGATTTTAATGGATCAGGACCACGGAGAAAAATTAGATAGGGGGAAGGAGGTAAAGTAACGTATGGCACATAAAGTTGTTCACACATACTCGAAGAAGACGCCCGCACGACGCCGAAAGAAAGTCAGGCCGTTAAACCACCGTAAAAGTTTAGGGGCTAGGTCGGCATTTGCCGGGATAAACAAACGTAGGCGGGGGCAGGGATGAATAAGAAAACACGGAAACATTGGGGACCGATAAAACTTGAAGACTTCTTGGCAGAATATAAAGCGGGGGGGTTCCAAGATGGCTAACACGCCAGAAGGTAGGGTTAAACGGGTGGTCACTAAACAGTTGAAGGAGCTTGGTGCCTATTACTTTTTCCCTATGACCGGGGGCTATGGTAAAAGTGGTGTTCCAGACATAATAGCCTGTTACAACGGGCTATTCTTTGGGATAGAATGTAAGGCCGGTAAGAATAAACCAACAGTCCTACAGGAAAAGAATTTACGCGATATAAAAGAAGCAGGGGGGCGTTCGTTCGTTATAAACGAGGAAAATATGTATGCAATCACCGCGGTAATGAAGAATGCCATTAATAAGGAAGTATAACACACAACCGCTAGAAGACCGGTTACTACACGAAGCCGTGGAAGCGGAGCGGGGCGGTGACCATGATTTAGCAGCTAGGAAGCTACATAAAGCGATACATTCGGATTATTATATGGGTATATCCAAAGTGTGCGTTGGGGGTAGTTACCTCAAATACGATCTATATCCGTTGGACAATGAACTCCTTGCACAATGGACGTTGCCCGAAGATATCAATTGGTCTGACACGCCTGACTTACAACATATGAAATACACCATGTTTGGACCTAATACCGCCGTCTTAGCGAGAAAACGTCTAAGCGCGAGAAGACGTAAAATANTTAAAACATTCAAAAAGAAAAACGNCGATACAGATAAGGAGAACAATTATGGTTTGTAGTAACATCTTTTCGCGTGGGCTTTGGGTGTGTCCCCCTGCGCGCGACGACTAAGCGGATGAGAGGTCGTAAAAAAATCCTTCCGCAGTGTTAGGTCGGTGGGTTTCAAGTCTATAGGTTTCATGGGTATACCTGTAGATGGACCTCCCCCCCCGATACTGACACCGGAGAAGCACGTTACGTTAGACCCCGCTGTAGACCATGATAATGTTCCTAATGAGAGGTACTGTTCTTGGTCTACAGTGGGGCACCTCCGAGTTAGTCCTAGGACTAACAAACACAATAAAATAAGGAGTCCACAGGATGCCCGACAACGTATTGAAGTTTCCAGAACGCAAGAAAGACCCCTTTGGAATAGTTCGTACTGAGGAAGCTATAAAAAAGTTAAACAGGGCTATCGAAGAAAAATGTAGGTTTTTAGAAGTGGAAGCGGAGAAGGAAGCGAATACCGCGGTAGTCCTACCGTGCGGTCACACAACAGCACATATCATGGAGAGCGGAGATGTGAAGTGCGCGGAGTGTGGTAAGAGTCCTATCAAAATAATCCACGAACGGACTGAAACCGGCTTTAGAGATTGGTGCGAGGTGCCTATCGTTATGTGGGGTGTTATAGACCCTGACGATGTTGATATAGAGAACACAACCCTCATTAACCCAAACCCAGAGGTAAATTAAATGGCAGAGCAGTTGGAGCTACCTTTATGGGATACGCCGGATAAAGAACCGCGTGTTCGCGAGCGGTCAATCATACTACGTACGGCAGAAGAATACGTCACGAAGCAGCGCGCTCAAGACTATGGTGACATGAGTACAAATTTTGCTGTCATAGGTAAGTACTGGTCAACACACTTAGGTATAGAGATAAGCAGCGAAGATGTTGCTGTGATGATGGCGTTGTTAAAGATAGCTCGTGTAAAGGCTAACTCATCTACCAAAGACAGTTTCGTGGATGGGTGTGGATATCTGGCATTGGCAGGAGAACTAGCCGAACTCAAAAACGGGGAGGGATGAGCAATTGGACCTGATAACGGTAGATTTCGAGACGTATTATGATAAAAAGTACTCGCTAACAAAGATGACCACAGAGGAGTATATCAGGGACCCTCGCTTTGAAGTTATAGGAGTGGGGGTCAAGGTCAATAACAACAAAACGGAGTGGGCTAGTGGAACGAACGACCAGATCAAACAATTCTTACAGACATTCGACTTCGAAGCGTCTTGTGTGCTTGCTCATAACACCATGTTTGATGGTGCCATTCTTGATTGGCATTATAATATTAATCCTAGGTTTTATACCGATACTCTGTGCATTGCCCGCGCTGTGGACGGGGTGGAAGTTAGCGGAAGTTTGCGGGCGCTGGCTGAAAGGTATCAGCTTGGTGCTAAGGGAACAGAAGTCATCGACGCAATCGGGAAACGTAGAGGTGATTTCACCGAAGAAGAACTGTCACGTTACGGCGACTACTGTATAAACGATGTGGATTTGACCTACGACCTGTTCAGGAAAATAGGTAATGGCTTCCCCAAACAGGAGCTTCGGCTCATTGATCTGACATTACGCATGTTCATAACGGCAACATTGGTGTTGGAACGTGCCCGGTTAGAACAACATCTTGTGGAAATACGTAACCACAAAGATAGTTTGTTAAACTCCGCCGGAGTAACCAAAGACGACCTTATGAGTAACCCCAAGTTTGCTACGTTACTTGAAAGTGTGGGTGTCGATCCGCCTATGAAGATAAGTCTGACCACTGGCAAAGAAACCTTTGCTTTCGCTAAATCTGACGAAGATTTTATAGCTCTACGAGACCATGAAAACGCTGACGTTAGAAACCTCGTAGAAGCCCGACTAGGTAATAAGAGTACGCTAGAAGAAACTAGGACGCAGCGATTTATAGATATATCGAAGCGTGGTCCGTTACCCGTACCGGTGAGATACTACGCTGCACATACAGGTAGGTGGGGTGGAGATGATAAGATCAACCTGCAGAACCTACCAAGTAGGGGGTCTTCTGGTAAGAAGTTAAAGCGTAGTATACTAGCTCCCGAGTCGTGCTCCTTAATCAACGCCGATTCCTCCCAAATTGAAGCGCGTATACTTGCATGGTTGGCAGGACAGGATGATCTCACAGAGGCTTTTGCTTCCGGTAAAGATGTATACAGGAGTATGGCTGCACGGATTTATGGCTACGCTCCTACCGCGGAAGATCATGTATCAGACGAGCAAAGGTTTGTTGGGAAGACCACTATCCTAGGCGCTGGTTATGGTATGGGAGCAGTTCGTTTTCGGGAACAGTTAAAGAACTTCGGCACCGAGATAAGCGAGTGGGAAGCACGTAATGCTATCAACACCTACCGTAATACTAACTGGCAGATCACTAGGTTATGGCGCGATGCCCAACAAACCCTAACTAATATATCCCGTGGTGACGACGGTTCACTTGGCGTTAACGGACTTATACGTATCGTTGGTCGAAGGTTTTTATCTTTGCCGTCTGGGTTACGTCTACGATACGACGGGCTTGAAACCACCACTACACCGCAAGGTGTGGAGTTTGAATATAAAACAAGGCGCGGTATGACGAGAATTTACGGTGGGAAAGTCGTAGAGAACGTGTGTCAAGCACTCGCACGTTGCGTTATTGGTGAACAAATGTTAAAAATAGCTAAGAAATACAAAGTTGTGCTAACTGTGCATGACTCTGTGGTTTGCGCTGTGCCAGACAGCGAAGTCACTGAAGCCAAAGAATACATGCAGGAATGTATGCGTACGATACCTGATTGGGCTGAAGGATTACCTCTGGATTGCGAGGTGGGTGTGGGTAAATCATATGGAGATTGTGAGTGATGTCTGCGATAGTGCCGTGGTCGTACAGTCGTATCAAAGCGTTTGAACAATGCCCAAAACAATTCTACCACATGAAAGTGGCTAAGGATTATGAGGATCGGGTTACTGACGCAATGCTTTACGGTTCATCATTCCATACTGCCGCCGAAGAATATGTTCGTGACGGCACCCCCATGCCAGAAAGATTTGATTACGCGGTGTCTGCCATAAACAGCCTGATAGATAAAGAAGGCGATAAGTTATGCGAATATGAATTAGGTCTCGACGAAGGGCTGAAGCCTTGTACCTTTTCTGGTAAAGATGTTTGGTTCAGAGGTATAGCCGACCTGATAATAATAGACGACGATCTGGCGTGGGTAATAGATTACAAAACAGGTAAATCTGCGCGGTACGCGGATACAGGCCAACTAGAGCTTATGACTTTAGCGGTGTTTAAACACTTCCCCGAAGTTAATAGTGTTAGAGCCGGGCTGTTATTTGTGGTATCTAAAGACTTGATTAAGAGTTCGTATACGAGAGAACAAGAAA